TCAGAAGGCTAAGAAAGCAGCCGCGTATTTGCGGAACACCAAGTTGGGCAACGCCGCTAATGGTGGCCGCCCGTTCGGGAAGTAGGACGCCATGAAGGATGGTTCGACACCGAAGCTGGTACAGGTGGGCCGTGTTCTAGTGGACCGGGTGGTGCGCCCCACGGCGAACCTCGGAACGCTGACTGGTGACGCCATGTTGCGTATGGCTAACGGGATGCGCGCCAAGTTTGACGAAAACGACTAACCGTGGCGGGGAAGAAAAAGAGGCCGCGGCCCCGGTATTAGATCATGCCTCTCAAAAAGGGCAGAGATCAGAAAACGATTTCTAAAAATATTGGCACTCTGATAGCTGAGGGTTACCCTCGGGATCAGGCTGCTGCGATAGCGCATGACCATGCGCGTAGGTCTAACAAGGGGAAGAAAAAATGAGGAATCTTTTGGAACGGGCAGCGTGGACGCTAGCCCAATCTTTTCTGGCGGTGTTCGTGGTGTCCGATTTGGCTTCGGCCAAAGCGGCATTGGTGGCTGGTATTGCTGCCGCGCTGTCAGTCATCAAAACGTACGCTCAGGATCACGTCACGGCGTAGTCGTGGACGACAGCTTGGACGTTGACCAGAAGTGGCAGAGTTTCCTCGCCAACGAGGGGTGGAAAATCTCTAAGGAAATCTACTCCACTCTGGAAGCAACATCCAACCTGTTGGACACCGCGGATGGGACGCACGCCAAATGGTCGTCGGACGGCCAGTTGGGGTTGCTGTTGGTGTTCGACTCCGAGGAGGCCGACGAGCTTATCGGCGCGTATTTCGCGGGGATGGACGGCAGCGACGGGGCGCAGTCCTCATTCGGATGTTGGGTCGCTGGGCTGATGGGCATGTTGGACGCTTGCCTCACCGAGTTCCCCCCCGAGGGGTAGGGTAAACGTCCCGAAGTCCAGCATGATGCCGATGATGGCGTAACCCATCAGGTCTTTGAACGTGTCGTCCAACGGTTCCCATTCCGGGTTGTACTGTCCGGTCAGGTTCTCCATGCGAGCCACCTTGTCGTGGCAGCGGACCAGCAGGCCGGTCACACCGAATCGTAGAATGTTGTCATGCCCGTAGGCTCGCTGTTTCTCAGCTAGGAACCCGATTAGCTGTTTGGCCCGCGGGCGTCCTTTGCCGGTTGTCCACGATTTAGCACCATGTTCCATCGCGGTGTGTACGTCCCGTTCGGCCAGTCCGGCCCACGCCAGCCATGATCCGTCTTGTTCGCGGACCATGTAATCCAAGTAGGCGCGCAAGTTTTGTAACGCCGGTCGGGGTGACGGGTCGGCCCGCTGGTAGTACCCGTCGATGACTATGGCGGCGCGCAACGCTGCGCTCTGCCAAGTGTACGGGCCGGGGTGCCCCATGATTTCTTTCATGGAGCGCCGGTCTACGGTGGGGACGGGAGGCGGGTAGCCAGCCATTTTTTAACCTCCGGGTTGTCTTTCAGGTCGTTCAACAAGCGCAGGCGGATCGTGTCGCGCCGTCGCGCCAACGTCGTTTTAGGTATCCCGAGTACCCGTCCGGTGAAACGCAGCGACAGTCCGGCGACGTGGAGGACGTTGAAAATCCACTGGTCTTCTTCGGGGAGGGCGTCTACTGCGTCTGCTACCGCTTCGCGCAGCGCGTTGGTTTCGGCCAGTGACGGGACGAGGGCTTGTTGGCCGGGGGCCAACTCCAACAGGGTTTCCAGTTCGGTCATGGCGCGGCTCGGAGCGAGCCGTCGGTTACGACGCTTGTTCTGCCACCAAGTGGTGGACGTGTCTTCTGCCCATTCGCGTTGCTTTGCCACATTCCACCCAACCAAACACGGGGAGTTGTTCTGTCATGGTTGCTTGGTTGCTGGTGGTTGCGAGGCTACGCGGGGAACTCCCCGTCGGTGTAGCCGAGATCAGATATTGTAACATTGTAGCAGTCGATAGTGGGGGACCAACCGTTGTCGCCGTCGGGTACGCCTGCTTGTAGGAACCGGGCGCTGGTCAGGAACTCTTGTTTGGTCATGGCCCCCAAGTACCAGCCTACTGTCATGTCTTTGTGGACTCTGACGAACGCGTAGTAGTCGCAGTCTTGGTTGACTCCTATGGACGCTACCGAGCAGTCGTAGTAGTCCTTGGGTGGTGAGGTTACGCATTTGGTTTTCACGTCAACAGTGGACCCGTCGGCTAGTTCCACATCCCAGTCGTAAGTGTTGTTGTGGTATGCGCCGGTCAGGTCGATGAACAGTAGCTCTCCGAGGAACCCGTACATGTTGCCTTCGCCTCGGCGTATCGAGTTGTTCAGTTCGCCCATGTCGTCGGCCATCCATTCGGCGGTTAGCCGCCAACCGTCGGGGATGGGTGTTTCGATCATTCTATTGCGTCTACTTTCACAGCCATGATACGCACCACTTGACGGTCATCCACCCACGCCACACTGTTCAAAGCATCTAATGTCAACTTCACATAGTTATCCAAATCACCTCTGAGTGTTTTGGCGTTGTGCGGGGATGGCACTACTGTTATCACGGTTTGTGTCGGACTGTAAACCAGCATGACTTCCACTGGCTGGTCGGTGATCTTCCCGCCCTGCTTCACCCACGCTGCGGCCACATGGTCTTCCTCTTGGAGGGTGGTCTTCGGGGTGAACACCTGCCCTTTCTTGTTATGCCGGGGGCGTGCCTTAACTTTGGGTCGCCGGTCCACGACAATCGTGTACGGTTTCACCGAACGCCCACTGTCTTCTCGGCGTCTACCACCATTTTGTAAAGGCGCTGCCTGCCATCGGGGCGCTTGTCGAACTTGCCTCCCCATTCGCGATCAGCTTCGGACAGTTCCACTTCGATGTCACCTTTAGGGTAGCCTTGTTTCACCATAGCGCACGCCAAGCTGAACAGGGTTGATGACCGGTCACCGTGCGGTTTGTCCGGGCTGTACCTCGGCCCGTTGCGTCTGATAGCCCCAGCTAACCCGACGAGTTGACCGGAGTCGCGTGTCGCGTACGTTCGCCGGGGGGCCAGTGGCGCTGGCGGCTGGTACAGGTCGTGGACGGGTTGCCATTCGTCGGGGGTGACACGGGACGCTGATGCTTGTTCGACAAACTCGTCTACTGTCAGGTCCCCGTCCGCGCCGAGAACCGTGTTGCGCCCTTCCGCTGCGCCTTTCGGATAGGGGAGGCGCACCCCGTTGCCCCACCCTTTGCCGGTTAGCTCTATCTGTTTCGGGTTGACTTCGGTGATGGGCGCTTCGACTATGTTACACACGGCGATCAGTCCCTCTCTGACCGTGCGGGCTGCTACTGGTTGGGTGTAGAACACCCACAGGTGGTAGCCTTTGGACCGGGATCGTTCGATCCAAGCTGCGACTTGTAGTTGCCGGAGGGTTTCTTCCACGTTGCGGGCGTGGACTAACGCTTCGTCACCCATGTCCCAGTCAACGCACCCCCAGTACACTTCGTATCCCCTCAGAGCCGTTTCCTGCCCCTCTGACGGCCTCTCAGCCACAACAAGGGGGTACACCCCTATAGGGGCCTTAGAATCGGTCAGGTGGCCCTCTACGGCGGTGTGGAAGGAAACACCGTCGGCGGCATACCATCCACCCTGCGGGTTGGCCCACGGTCGGAACCCGGTGGGGTCATCCGGGTGGTCGGTGGCTATGCGCCCGCCGCGGAATAGTTGTGCGAACCCGAGGATCGTGGACGGTTCAGCCATCGTCGGGTACCAGTTCCTCATAGTACGGGTGAACATGCCCCGCCGTCGGATCCAAATAGTATGTTTGATCCAACACTCTCGCTGTGCGCTTGTTCTTACACAGGTTGATGTTGATACTGTTCTCATGGTATTGGGCTTCCCAGTCGGTCAGCCCGTACTTGTCGCGTTTCCGGTACACTTCCATCACGAAAATGGCTTCCTGCTCACCGCCGTACCGGCCAGCGTAAATACCGGCCGCTTTGCCGGGTTCACCGGAGCCACGGCCCGCTTGGTGTACCAGTCCGACGGGGACACGCTGCTGTTTCGCCCACCGTTTTATGTTCTGAGCTTTGGTGGTTACACCCGTGGCGTCAGCGTCACCGCCCGGTAGTAACTCCAAGTAGTCCATCATCACGAACGACGGGTCGCACCCCCACCACGCCCGCGCTTCGGTCATGGCGTCGGTCATCCCGTCGGGTGTCATCGGCTCGTCCACGATGGCGACCCGTGACAGTTCTTGCGCCCCGGCTTGTTCCAAGTCGGCTAGCACATCCTTGTCGCGGGCCTTGACGGCCTCCTCCACGTCGGACGACGACCGTCCGCGCAGCAGACAGTAGAGTTTCATGGTTACCAGTTCGCGTGGTTCGTCCATTGAGAAGATGACCACATGCGCGTCGGGGTGGTTGACGAGGTTCCACACGATGCCGTTCAACAACACCTGCGATTTGCCGGTGTGGGAACGGCCCACCACCATGAGCACTTCGCCTCGGCCCACCCCACGGGTAGCTAGGTCCAACTCTGGTAACCCCAGATACCATCGTTCGGTGGGGTTGGAGATGAACCCGATGAGGTTGTCCACCACCGTTGAGGTCAACGCGAACTTGGTGGGTTTCTCCCCGCCGGGAAGCCCCGCCGGGACCGTGCCCTGTCGGGCGGTGGTCAACCGGCGGTAAACCTCCTCGGGGGATTTGATTTCCGCCATCGTTGGTTACATGCGGGCGCGGATTTGTTTCCCGACCATGCCCAAATCGTCGCTGCTTTTACCAGTGAACGGGCACGCAAACCAGTTCGGCACAATGCTGCCACCGTCTTGGGCGGTCAACCACAGCGCCATCTTCGTGTTGTTCTTATGCTTGTAGTCGGGACCGGCGAGG